AAGGCAGGCGCGGCATGACCGCCGACATCGCCACCACGACCCACGGGCCCCACTGTTTCGTCGGCGGCACTCTCGTCTGCGGCTGGCCCGACGAGCATCGCGCTCCTCGGACCGCACGCGACGTCCTGGCCGACCTCACGGCGACGACCGGGCTCCTCGCCCGGATCCGCACCACGACGCCGCGGTGCGTGTGCCCGGCCAAGGCGCACGGCCCGAACGGCTGCCAGCTGACCGCGCTCGTGCATCCCGAGGATGCCGACCTGCCGATGCCGTGCGAGCGGTGCGCGCCGTTCGACTCGACCGGCCTACACTCGGACGAGTTCCCTCGCCAGGCGACGATGACCCGCGACGAGCGTGAGTCGATGGAGGCGGACCGGGAACTGATGCTGTCCGAGTACCACGGATGGACGGAGGGCGAGGCGCGGTTCGACCACTGACACTCAAGCATCCACGGCCGGGCCCGACCCCACCGGGCCCGGCCTCCCCGTAACAGGAGGAACGGCATGGCACAGACGACCGACAGACGCGCTGAACTGGCCGCCATCGAGACGGAGGTCGCACGCCTGAAAGGCACCGCCGAACTCGAGACGGACCTCGTCGCTGCCGGCAAGGCGTACCGCCGCGCGAGGATCGCCCTCGAGGGCAAGCGCGCCGCGCTGTACGATGCCATGCGCGCCGCCAGGCGAGGCGGGCTCTCGATCCGGGCGGTCGCCAAGGCGGCCGATGTCCCGATCGGGACCGTGCAGCAACAGGCGGGAACCGAGGACTCGACCGATGGCGACACCGTATCCGTGGGCTGACCCCGACGCGACGTGGTACGCCGCCCTCGTGTCGAACGGGGTGCCGTACAACGTCGTGCGACGGAGCCATATCCCGGTGCCGCCCGGCGAGGCCGGCTCGGGCATCGGGATCATCGACGAGTGCATCGACCTCGTGAACGGGACGTGGATGCCCGCACCTGGCGGAGCAACCGTGTTCGAGGGCAGCGGCGATGGGCTCCCGATCGACGAGGCGGGCGCGCTGCGATTGATCGCCCGACTGGCGCCGGGGCTAGTCGGGGAACACGAGGCTCGCTAGGTCGAACGCCTCGCCTTCGGGTAGCGGACAGTCATCCCATATCGAGGTGAGTTCCTCGACGAGTCGCTCCCGGCGCTTGACCTGATCGGCCGGATCGAGGGCACGCCACTCCTCGTACACCTCATGCGACGAGCGGCCCCACGGTCCGCGGGTCGTCTTTCGGGCATACGAGGCTGGCGTGTGGAACTGCAACTCGAACCGGGCACCCTCGGGCGTCCGCCAGGCGGTATTGACATCCTTGGAGACTGCGTTCAGCCAGTTGCCCTGACCCTTGATGAGCACGTTGCCCTCGGCCCGCAGTCGTCGGTGCGTCTCCTCGAGCCCGGTCCAATAGCGCCGTTCGTCGTACAGCATCGTGTACCGCAGGGCATCGCGGACCTTGGCCGCGTCGGCGAGTTCCTTGCCCTGCGCGACGTCCTCGAGGATCTTGTCGATCGTGCGCTCGCCGTCGGCCTTGAGTCGGAACGGGAGTCCCTCGAGGCGCCCGGCTGTTGAGCTCTCGAGGCCCTGCAGAATGCCGGTGACGGACGGCTCGGCGGTTGCTGCCTGGTCGAACACTCGGGCCATCGTCGCCCGGGCGCGGAGATCGAGTTGCCCGGCGGGACCAGCTGGCAACGTCGGGCGCGGGCCGACCTGCGGCGGACGAACCGTCTGCGCGCCAGGCGCGCCCACGGGCGGCGCGCCGGCGACGACCGCGCCGAACGCACGTTGGCAATGCGGATGGCTGATCGGGTGCGAGCGAGCCTCCTCGATCGGGACGCGCTTGCCGTTGGCCGAGTCGGGATCGGAGTGCGTCGTCCAGCCGCACGACTCGCCGTCGAACACGTTGACCTCGGTGACGAGCCCGGACGCCTGATAGGCGTCGAGGGCGCCGAGGTTGTACGCGTTGGCCGTCTCGGTGAGGGCGATGAGGTGCGCGCGGTCGGTCGTCGTGTTCGCGGCCGCGACCGCCTGCCAGCGATCGACCATGCCGCGCAGGCCGGCGAACCCGTCGCCCTTGACGCCGCGGGTCAGTTGCTCGGCGCTGTACCCGCGCTCGACCGCCGTCTGCACCGCGCCGGCGAGGTCCTGACGGCTCGACTCGGTGATGAGCTTGACCTGTTGACCGATGACCTTGTCGATGCCTGGCGCGAGCGTCTCGCGCACTCGAGGATCGAGGGCGACCCCGACCTCCTGCGACACGGCGCCGAACGCCGACGCCCCGACCTCCTCGTACAGGTCGCTCACGACGCCCGCGAGCTCGCGCTCGAGGCGCTGCCAGGGAACGGAGGCGACGTACTCGCCCGGGCCGATCTTGCGGACGAACGGGTGCGCGAACGAGCGGCTGATCGAGGCGCGCCGCTCGAACGCGTCGATCGTCGCGCCGACGTCGGCAGCGAGGGCCGAGAGCCATCGACGGATCGGCTTGACCCAACGCTCGACGACCTCGGGCCCGGGTTGCGGGCGCTCCGCCCGGGCCGCATCGCCGGCGGCCTTGATGAGGTAGTCGAACTCCTCGAGCGTGACGTCCGCGTACGGGTCGTCCTGGCGCCACGGTGCCGGCGGAGAGGCGCGAACGATCGAACGCGCCCGCCTGACCGAGCGGGTCAGTCGCGCCGGCCGGCGCCGGAGGATCCGTGCGCGCGGCACTGGCCTACGCGACCGGGGCGGGCTCGGCCGGCGGGGTGCTCCCGTTCGACGGGGGGGCGACAGGCTCGAGCGGCGTGGTCCCGGCCGGCTCCTGCGGCGTGGCCGCCCTCCGGGCCCGGAGCGCCTCGAGCGCGTCGAACGCCGGCGACGCGGGACCTGGCGGCTGCGCCGATCGCGGCTGGCCGAGCGCCACGCCCTTGAAGTAGTGCCCATCCATCGCCGGATCGTCGCTCTTGTCGAACCCGAGGATCTCGCGCCCCTCGTTCGGCGACGCGATCCCGCCGTCGACGGCCTTGGTCGCGATGTTGAGGTCAAGCTCCGTCTCGTCCCAATCGAGGTCGGCCAGGCGCCAGACGTAGCCCTTGAGGTCGAGCCCCTTCGGCCCGAACAGGGTTTGATTGAGCCGGCTCTCGATCTGATCCTGCACCGGCTCGACCGTGCCCGTCCGGTAGGTGTGCAGCATCTCGCGCGACGGTCCGTTGCCGGTCAGGGCGCCGGTGATCGCCTTGGCGACCCGGTACGGCGGGACCTTGTGCGCCATGAGGACCTCCTCGGTGAGCTCGGCCCGCCTGGTACCGAACTGACCGTCCCGGCGACCGAGCGTCGGCGTCAGGAACACGGCCTTGACGTCCGAGCCCGTCGACCCGCCCGTCGTGATCGTGAGGTGCGTCCCGCCCTCGGCCTCGTCGATCTGGCGGTTGATGTCCTCGGCGAGTGCCTTGGCCTGTGTCTCATCCGCGGCAACGACGTGGATGACCCGATCGACGACGCCGCCCGACGAGTAGAACGAGACGTTGTATTCGCGGATCGCGGTGAGCTCGGCGATCGCCGGGATGGCGGCGACCCACCTCGGGATCGGGTAGCGCGGATCCCGGGCGCTGTACCCGCGGAACACGATGACCTCGGTCGCGTCGTCCTCGCCTGGCGTGTCCGAGGGGCGGGCAACCTCGCCATCCCTCGGGCCATGCTTGCGGCTGATGTTCGCGTCCGAGCCGAACCGGCGGAAGTACGCCACCTGGCCGCCGCGCAGCTGCACGAACACGTTGGCATCCTTGGTCGCCCGGAGCGTGTTCGCCGGGAGCGGGTAGATGGCCGCGACGTTCTTGCCCTGGCGGACGACCTCCCAAGCTGACCAGCCGACCGCGTCGCGTTCCCACGCCGCCTGCCACAGAAGCTCGCTGAACGTGTATTCGGGGGTGATCGCCTCGAGGAGGTCGGCGAGCCGCTGCGATGCGGCCTCGGCGTCCTGGCCCTTCTCCGCGGCCGGGATGGTCGGCTCGACCCCGGGCTCGATCGTCTCGGCGGCGGCGGGCTCCGGAGCCGCTACCTTGACCGGCTCGAGTTTCCATCCGCGCCCGGTCGCGTCGTCGGCCTTGGCGTCGAGGCAGGCGCTATGGGCGGCGTTCTCATCGGCCAACAGGAGGAGCCGCTCGGGGTCGAGGGTCGGCTCGAGGGCAAGCCCCTCGCCGTACATCCCGACGAACGGGTCCTCAAGCTGCCGACTCGGCGGCGCCTCGGCCTTGATGACGAACGCGAGCATCCTGTCGGAATGCTGTGACGCGGCCGGCGGCTCGACCGAGGGGTGCTCGATCGCGCGCTTGAGGGACCGCATCTTACTCGCCGATGACGGCTTCCTCGCCCCGGGGGTCGACGTAGGCATTGCCCCTCCGTTGATCGCGCTTTGCTGCCGAGCCGCGCCCATGCTGCACCGCGCCGGCCATGAACGCAACTCCGGCGGTGTGGAGTTCGGTCAGCGCGTAGACGAGCCAGTCGATCCGGTCGTCGTGCTCGCCCGACTTCGATGCCGTCGCCCGCGGCAGGGTCGTCATTTGGTCCTCGAGCTCGGGGAACTGCCCGACATGGTGAACGAGGCACACCTCGTACAGGGCGCTGATCGGCTCGGCCCGGACATCCTTGCCCCGGCTCGCGACGACCTTGCGGTACGGCACGGTCCGGCGGACGTTCCGGATCGTCGACTCGACCATGTCGCCGCCGTTGTTCGTCTCGCCGATGACCCGGTCAGCTGCCCGCCTGTCGTACAGCGCGATCGCCGCGTTCGCCCATTCCGACGGAGAGCCCCGGAGGGTGGCGTCCTCGAGCACGAAGTAATGCGAGTGCGGCTCGGCCGGATGCGACCCGGCGTGGTCCTCGTGACCCTCCTGCCCGATGCAACAGAGCGACCGGCCGTGAACGAGGCCCTTGCCCGCGGCGCCGACGCCCGTCTCGTCGGAGTCCTCGCCGGCGGTCGTCGCCGGGTCGACCGCCACGACGACCCGCTGCAGGTCGAGCGCATCCTTGAGCCGGGTGCGCTCGATCATCTCGCCCGTCCAGTAGGCACCCTCGACGTCCTCGAGGTCCTCGCCGGAGAGTTCCTGTCGGCCGATCCGCTTGCCGCCATACAGGCGATAGAGCTCGTCGCGGCGAGCCTGCGGCAGGTGCGGGTTGTCATTGGTCGTCGGGATCCGCCCGTCCTCGGTCAGGGCGCGGACCGTGCCGGTTGCGGCGAGGATCGTCCGGAACGCCTTGCGCGGTTTCGGGGTCGAGGTCACGAGGATTTTCGGGTCGGGCCCGAGCCGGAGCCCGAGTTGCATTTG